CAGGAATTTCACCTGTTCAAGATGTCACAAAGTAGACTTTATAATAGATAAAGTAAAGATAACGTTCTTTGTTAACGGTAAGCATCAATAATGTTGAGAATTAATAAATTTCTAAGATAAAATATCTAATGAAAATTTTCCTTTCTAGTCTAAGCGAATTGGTCCTCAATTAAATCCTCTTCGGATTTAAGTACAGAACGTATAATTCGCGGTAACTCAGATGGGCTTCTAATATTAGTTTCAATCGGCTCAAAGTCAAATCTAGAAATGAAATTATCTACTAATTCAGCGTAATGAGTGGAAGCTTCCAAATCGTAATTTAAATGTGACTCATCAGAGAACGTAACCTCTCCAGCGACCCATTTCGGGCCTCCGGTAGAGTTTTGCACTTTGAAGGAATAAGCATCTAAAGCATAAGTTAAGAAAGCTGGATCGTCGTGTCCTAGGACCGTACGTTCAGTAATCCATCTTAAATCTTTAAATAGCTCATTGTCTATTTCGAATAAATAAGCTTCGCTAGGAGTTACAAACTCTAGCATAATTCTCCACATCTTATCTTCATAAGAGGCGAGGAATACACTCCATCTATCCAAACAGTCAAAATAAATTTCGTTTGCAAGATTCTCAATCATATGATTGAAAGTCACAGACTCAATTCTTTTTTGATATTGAGGGATTAAAGTTTCTAAAGAAACGTTAATTTCCTTATTTACTTTTAAAATTAACTGTAACATTGTTAGAACAGGAGGCTTTGCTTTATCAGCAAAGTATCTCACCTCTTTATGAGGATCGACTAACAACGATACTACAGAATTTAGCGGTAATTTTGCATTTTCTGCAAAAGAACCCAAAATATTTATTAATCCATTTTCAATTTTTATTCTAAAATGGCTTTCACCATTTTTGAATAAATCTTTTAATGAATAATAACGACTCCAACTCATCGCCTTAATAAGCATGTTGTTTGAAGATATAAAACCTTTCTTAATCATTGCAAGAGCAAAATTTGTTCTACCTTGATCATTATTCCCCGAAATAAGTTGTTTCCAACTTAGTCCAGAAACATCATAACCATCGATAGCTGTACGTTTTGCAAACTCTAAAGTTTGTAATTCTTCAGCTTGAAGTGATTTTGATAAGTTAATACCAACATCTAACTCTGCCATTAAAGCTAAATATTGAAGAGCAACATCTTTATCAAAAATAACGATGTCATCTCCTAATACCTCATACTTATCGTACCACTTTCTACTACCGTATACACGGAAAGCACAAGTTTGCATAATAAGATGATGAGTTAAAGCAAGCATTGCCCAAGAGGATAAACATCCCATGGGTTGCCCTGTAGCATAAGTAAATTCTTTATTTTGTAAGTCCGGAAATAATTCTGATCTTACTATGTACTTCCTATTAATCAACAAATCTCCCCAATAATTACCCAGAAAAGGATGATTATAAATCAAATTTATAATTCCTTTCTGTATAGTTAAAGGTAGACGATCTGTAGCAGAGGATAAATCATAAGCAAATGCACAATTGTATAATTTGGCTTTCTCGATACATCTTGCGAAAGATGCATCTTGATCGAAAGTCCCATCATTAGGTAACTTCTTCAATAAAGAAAATAAATCTTTATGCAAAGGAGCCAGTAATGATTGAGTCCAAATATCAACAAGAGCAAATGTTCTAACTTTTCCTGCTGGTTCAATCTTAAATGCAAGTTTCCCCGTTCTAAGATCTGCTAGAGTTTTCACACTCTTCGCTCGTCTTATAACAGAGTCTCCGAATTTAGTTTGAGCTTTAATAGCGAAGGCCATAACTTTTCTTAGAAATAAAAGAAAATCGTCTGAAGAAGTTTGGATACAATAATTACAAAAAGCAGTGAATATCACTTTGTCCTGGTAAATCGCCAGCGCATCAGTTATTACACTAAGATACGATATTGAATTGTTTGGACCGGATTTTAAAGTTCTATGAACTTTAGAAGCCTTCAAAGCATCAATTTGTCTGATCATTTTGTTAAAAATTATAATATCTTTAATTTCGAACAGTAAGATTTTCTCTCGAGAAGGATCACTTTTACTAGGGTTAGTAATAGTCTCTAAATTAGGCTTAGACGGAGCTTCAAGAACTCTGTATATGCTTAAAATAGTTAACCAAAGTCTTATTGTACCTGGATGTTTCATCCGGATGGCCTTTCGGTCCATCGGTCCAATAAAAGTTGGTAGACCATTAATTAGTCTAGGTAAAGGTAAATTCTTTTCTAGTTCTCTAAGAGAAGACATAGGATTAGAAGAAAGTTTTCGCTGTACACAAACATGAGAGGCTTTTAGCCACTTTACTACATATGTAGCCCCATGATGCTTATAAGCTTTTAGAATCAAATCTAGAAATTTATTAAATCTTCTCAATCGAGTGCTTACTTTCATCTTATTAGTAGCAATACTTAGAATTTTCCAAGCATGCAGGTTTAAGATGGTCCTTAATTCTTTCGAATTATGGAGCGATAACATTGAAGGAGCTTTACTTAGTTTATCTATTACTCTCTTTGTATATAATTTAAAAGATTTTAACATTTTTTATTTTAATATAAAGAAATAATACGAATAAATTTTGGCAAAGCACTCCAATTTAACTCTTCCTCTCTCGAGGGGTTTAGTTAATAAAGGGTGCCACCCGTTAGATTAGGTTTAACTACATTTCTGTGAGCTAAGCTCTAGACTCTAACTTACTTTTTGGTCATTAATTTTCACATCAATGATATAACTGAGGTTTTAGTTATTGTGTTTAATCTATAAGATTAA